AAACAGCAATTCTTGCTGAAGAATATAGATAAGAATTTGTACATTTAGATCTATGAGTATCACCCTTACCATATATCATCCAATGAAAAGCGTTAGCCATTTTTCTAGTATTTGGATGAAAAACACCATATCTTTTTCTCATTATTTTCCATAACAATTTATGGGCTATATAATGTTCTCTTAGTGTTAAATATACAGTTTTATTATTATTTCCATATATAGATTTTGGAAAAATATGATGTAACTCATATTCTTTTTTATCAATTATTGTTCTATTTTTTGATTTTTTTATTAATTTTATATAATGTTTTAAATAATTCATGTTTGACTCCTATATGAATTATTTAGTTTTAAAGAGTATTCAAGTCAAACCCCTACGTTTCTTTTCTTGATATATCATATCTTTAATTTGTCGTTTTGTAATCATTTTTTCTGGGCTTACGTTATACTGTTGAATTAAACTTGGGTACAGAGATGTTAGATCGAAACTTACAATCCATTTATATAAATTGGGTTTAACTTCTTTAACAGCTCCTCCTATTAAACGTAAATCTGTTTCATTTTTCTTTACTTGAGGAATAACAATACCTTTTTCCAATAGATAGTTGTGAATGATAACATCCCAAGAACGAACGGTAGTCATTGTATCATCATAGTTGACTTTGGCATCATAAGCGATAGCCATAACCTGTTCAATAAACTTCAGCTTATCTTCAAGTTTATCAACAAGAACAGTATCCTTGATATTATACTCAATGAACAACTGATGATTGCGATTATAAAGATCAGTCAAATCTTTATATCCTTGATCGCGGTAATCAACCTTCTTTTCGCCAAGTTCAATTTGAGCGATGTAATCTAATTTGTATGATTCTTGATTGCCGAAAGAAAACTTACGATAGAGTTGGTAGTAATCCAAAGTTGACAAACCGACGATATCATAGGTTTGATTTTTCTTACCACGGAACTCGATCTCACGTTCATTGATCATACCCCAAGGAGAGAGTTTCTTAGCTTCCTTCTCATTAAAGAGTCTTTTGATACGGTTGATAAGATATGGGATGTCGAAGAACTCGATGTTCCACCCCGTAACGATATCTGGCGACCAGCTAGGCGATTGCCATACCTGTAAGAATCTTTCAATAAGTTGATACTCGTCTTTGCATTTGATGTAACTGATGTTCGAATCATTCGTTTTAAAATCTCCCATACCAAATACTGCTGTCGCGCCCTTACAGCGGATAGTGATAGCAGTCAATTCCTGATCGGCTTCTGCGATATTCGGGAAACCATTATCTGATTTACACTCAATATCAATTGATACTACATTGATTAACTTAGGATCATAATCAATTTCGCCCTTATAATTATCATAGATGAACATATACATAAAATTCGTCAAGCCATAAATTGGCATGTTATCAACATCTTCATAACGCTTCGAAAAATCACGTGCATCGCTGATGCTATCAAAATCCATCTTGGCAACTGATTGACCATCAAGTGTTTTATATTTGCCATCTTTACTTGGAATAAAAAGATATGGTTTGTAATTGATAACTTCTTTAACAGGAAGCCCCATGTCATAACCACGAAGATAGATACGATCACCACGTGAGAACACGCTTGTATAAAATTTAGTCATAAAATCTCCATGAAAAAACACGAGGCATATTATTATAATACCTCGTGTTGATTAGAATGTAAAGTAAAAAATTATGCGAAAGTCGAAAGAGCTTCGTTGTAAAGAGCTGTTCTTTCTTCGAGGCCAATAGTTCCACCATTGATTCTGCGAGTAACTTTCTCAACATCACCATTGTCAGCTGCATCATTAATATGTCTATCATTCCAATACCAGCCAGCAGACATTGCTGCGCCTTCTGGTGTTTCAAGATAATCGACAGCCGCAGCAAGATCCATACATAATTCGTTTGCAAATCTAGTATAGTTTTCTTTACCTGTCAATTGGATAAGACCACGACCACGAAACTTCCAACCATCGCCTGTATCTTCTGAACCATTACCCATGCGTCCTGCATAGATACGATTTGCAATTTTTTCAGGTTGGTGTTCATAATCAGCTGGATCAGCATTTTCAAAATATCTTGGAAAAATCTTTAATAGCTGTGCTGCCTTGTAATTAAGATTTTCTTTTGTATGCGTCAAACCGCCTGACTCGTGCCCGACTTGAGCAATAAACATAGCAATACGATTAGTTGAATTGATATCAAACTTATCACATGTTTTGTTCAGAGGATCAACGAAAGAGTCAATGATATTTTCATCAGTATCTTCGAAAAACTTCTGGAGATTTTCTTTTGTAAACATAACATTCTCCAATAAAATAAAGGGAAATTAATCCCTTTATTTATTATTTTTGTACTGTGGGAGTGTAAATTATTTCGTCCCAATCTAGATAAGGCCACATATTATCGTTCCCTAATTTCAGGCCAGCCTGGATTAATCATGATGCTAATCCTTTTGCTACTCTATGAATATCACAACGGCTGAGGCCAATGTCCGACAATTCACGATCTGATAAAGCTGCCAATTCACGAACAGTGCGTCTTAACTTTTCCTGACGTTTTAGCCAGGAAGTTATGTTTCCTAATACTTGTGTCATTTTAGTCTTTCTTTTTTAAATCTCTGTTTTTTTCTGTTACTTCAGTAATGTCAATTTTCTTAGGCTTCTTATCTTCTGGGATAATATGTTCAAGCCAAATTTTCAACATTCCATTAATCAATGCTGCATTATTAATAACAACATTGTCAGCCAGAGTGAAAGAACGGGTGAAAGGACGATCAGAAATGCCCTTGTGAAGTAATTCACCAGCTGTGTCATCAACTGTTGAAGAACCTTTAATGACAAGTTGATTTTCTTCAAGAGTCATCTCAAGGTCATTCTTACCGAAACCAGCAACTGCCATTTCGATAACATAAACATTGTCGTCTGTTTTCTTTAAATTAAATGGAGGGTAAGCTCCAGTAGTAGCTGTATTAGACAGATACTGTACCGTTTTTGCCATGCTATCAGCGAATTTATCTGCGCCGACAAAAAACTTGTTAAACTTTTCTAAATCTGAAAATGTGTGGTCGAAATAATACTTTGTCATATAGACCTCCTGTGTAAAAGCAAGGTGATTGTTATTGTAGAACCTATTAAGCATTCTACGGTTTATTTATACTGATAAACAGTATAATTTCATTAATTAGTGATATTTTTTCTGCATTTTTTCTTTAGTAGTTACCATCATACGTTTCATTGGCTTATCGCTCAGATAAATTGGTGTAAGTCCAGCATCTTTAAATTCTTCACCAGCTCTTAAAAGCCTGACGAAACTATTTTCTGGATCTTCTTCGCGATACATATCAGCTGCATCTATAACCATTTGTTCTGGTAACATCTTAAGATCTAATACTGGTATTCCGTAAACTGATTTCATAGGAACTCCTTATTGTTTTTATTATTAGTTCCATAATATAATTAATCCCATAAAGCACGAAAGTATTTTCCGAATAGTTTTAGCCCATTAGCGATACGGGCATTCCACGCATCCCATCCTTCTCTATCAAAAACATAAGTGTCGTTTGGTCCACGAAGCATCTCACTTCCTAAAACTTTACCATCTTTATTTTTGACTTCTTTCCATTGAATGTCATGCTCACCAGTATGGAATTTATTTTCTGCATTTCCATCAATCAGCTGAGCAAACGACCAAATCATCTCATCAAGAATCCACTCCCAACGCTTATGATGATTGTCATCAGTATCATATTCATTTTCTTTTGGAACGGCTGATGTTGATCTTAGTTCTTCAGGAACATCTTCATCATCAGTAAATGGTGCACTGTGAAGTGATGATCTTAATTTAACGAGGGTAGGATGAATAATAAGAGCAAGAGTATGATCTGCCGACCAAACATCATATCCATCAATATGAACTTTTTCTTTTCGTCCACGCCAATGAAAATATTCGTTGACAGTTGCATTTAAAACATCTTGCCATTTATCAAGTAACCAAATAACAACTTTATCCAGCTTTGTATAATTTTCTTTTTCAACTGAATAGCTATCTTCGACCTTGTGCATTTTTTCTAAGTATGCTTCTTCCACATAACGTGTTGACCAGTGTGAGGGATATGGCCCTAAATTTACCTTCATAAGTCACCTTTTTATAAATACAAAAAACTGGAGATTTATCATGATTGCTAGAATACAATTTTATATTTTTCTATTATCTGTTTTATCTGGTGCGTATTTTTACTGGAAAAAAGATTTAGAACAAAAAGCATTCCTACAATATAACCAGATGCAATTAGAACGGGCTGCTGAAGACCGAGAGATTTTTGCAAAGAAAATGTCAGAGTTACAAGATAAGCAGCGTAATGTAGAAGATAGTCTAGCAAAACAAAATGACAGTTTAAATCAAAAATTGTCTAACATCGATAATTATTTATCATCACCCGATGTTAATAAAAATGATAAAGTATCATCAGATATTTTAAAAAATACAATCAACCAGCTTGGTGGAGTTTCGAAATGAAAAAAGTATTATTACTAGCTACCTTAATGCTTGCTGGTTGCCAAACGGCTCAGGTCGTAACAACAGAAAAACAAATTGTTGTATTACCATCAAACAATATGTATAACTGCCCAACGGTTGAATCTTATCCAGATCCAAAAACATTAACAGATGTTGAAGTAGCCAAATTGATTGTTGAACTTGATAGGTATAATAAAATCTGTAAGAACAGTATCGAGTCTATCAAATCATATTTAGAAAATGCTAAGAAGACCGTAGAGAAGAGTTAATAGCCTCATACTCGTTTGCGATCCGTTTATCTTTTGTTAATATTATTATTTTACCCAATCGGCTGATAGAGTAGTATCTTTTATTTTTAAGATATCTT